AACGTCTGACGGCGAGTGTCGCGGTGCAAGCGGTCGCCACGCACGTGGTCACGCTGCCCTATCACCCGCAACTGACGGTGACCTCGAAACTCTTATTCGGCACGCGCGAGTTTCAAATTCACGACGTCGCGAACCTCGACGAAGTGAACACCACGCACGTGTTGATCTGCTCGGAGATTCTCAGTGGCTCAAATGTTGTTGGACGGCGTGGCTGAATTTCGCGAAATGCTCGCGGCGCTGCCGGCCAATCTGGCGGCCGAAGCCCAAGACATCGTCCGCGATGCGGCGGTCGCCGCGTTCGATGCGGACCTCGCTGCCTATCCGCCCGGCGAGCTCCGCGACAGCATGGTCCTGCTCGATGAAGGGACGCCGCTCGACGTGGTGTGGCGCGTCACCAACAAGTCGCCGCTCTCCACGTTCTGGGAATACGGCACGCAGGTCCGCCACACCAAGATGGGGTACAACCGCGGCGCGATGCCCGCGGCGCCGACGTTCGTGCCGAATGCCCAACGCGCGCGCGTGGACATGCTTCGCCGCTTGGTCGCGGTGCTCGAAGAAGCGGGTTTCGACGTGAGCAACGTATGAGCCTGCCCGATACCAGCGCGGTCGATGAAGCGCTCGTCGCCGTGTTGAGCCATGACGCGGCGCTGCACGCGATCTTGCCTGACGGCGTGGCGTTCGACCTCGCGCCGCAAGGCTGGACCCAATTCGTGATCGTGACCCAACTCGCGCACGTGGACGTCTATTCGATGACGGGCGCGCCGAATCCGGCATCGGCGTACGAGACGGTCACCTATCTGGTGAAAGCGGTTGCCAAGGGCACCAGCGGCCTCGCGACGAAAGACGGCGCCGCGCGCATTCACCAACTGTTGCAAGGCGCCTCGATGCCGATCATCGGCTACGACCTGATGCAGATGGAACGCACCGAACGCGTGCGCTACACCGAACTTGATCAAGCGACCCAAGATCGCTGGAACCATCGGGGCGGGCATTACGACATCTGGGTCACGCCCGAAAGTGCGGAAGGAGATGACCCCGTGGGCTACTACGCCATTGATTCGTTCGGTGGTGATCGCAGCGTCTACCAACAGACCGAGATCGCGAACGCCTATCCGACGATCAACGCCACGCAACCGTATGCGGCGGTCGCGCCCGGCACCGTGCTGCTGGTGCTCGATACGCTGCCCGCCGATGGGCAAGTCCAGTTCGAACTGTCGGCGCGGCTGCAAGCGGCGGGCGGCGGCGTGGTCGGTAAAGCGGCGCTCTTCAACATGGACCGCCAGACCGTGATCCCGGGCTCTGAACTGTCGTTCCCGGCGGACGATGTGATCGGCTCGCGGCAACGGAGCGGCCCGCTGACGCTGGCGCCGAGTGTCGCCTATGGCGTGCTGATCACCACGTCGGCCGCGGCGAATGGGCTGGCGGTGTGGGGCGCGAAACTCGTGCATCCGTAGGTGACGCCATGAAGTATCCGATCCCCGTCGCGATTCTCTGCGGTCTGCTCGGCTCGACGCTCGGCGTCTGGGCGCAGAACGAAATCTCGCGGTTTCAAAAAGTCGTCATCACCTCGACCGATCCCGATGCGCTGATCGTCGGCGGCCAACCTGTCTCGGGCGGCGGCAGTACACCGAGCTGCGGGCCGAATCAGTTCGTGCAGAGTTCCACCACGTGCGGCAAAACGCTGCTCGCCGCGAACCCGACCGCGACGACGCCGCTGTTGACCGTGGGCTATACGAACAATCCGACGCTGTTTCAGGTCTACACCGACCCGAATCCGAACGATGACGGCATCCGCGTTTTTGGTGGTGTGTATTTCGGCGGCAGCACCGGCAGGCAACTCGCCGTCGAATCGCCGGGTAATGACATCGGCGGGTTTTTCTCCATCACGCAAAACAACGAGATCATGAACGATCTCACGCGGCCCACGCTGACGTCGGGCTTCGGCGCGGGCGCGGCGTTGCAGGCGCACGCGACCGGCAGCCTCGGCCGCGTCACGCTGGGCACCGCCCCGGGCGCGACGTTGGTACTGGATACCAGCTTGTCATCGAGCGTCCCTGGCCCCGTGTGCATCTTTCAAAACGAAACGACCGGCACGTTGTTAGGCCATACGCAAAGCACGGGCACGATCACCATTACGGGCACGTTCACGGCAGGCGACCTGATCACGTGGATGTGCTGGGACATGCGCGGACCATGAAAGTCTTGGTCGTTTCACCGGGCGCCGCATGGTCCACCGCCGACGTCGATGCCGGTCTGCGCTACGGCCTCGCCGCGCATGGCGTCCAAGTGGTGCGCTTCCGCCTGACCGAACGCATCGAGCGCTCGCGCAGCCTGCTCTATGGCGCATGGCGCAAAGCCAAACGCACGCGGCCCGACCTGAAACGGCCGACCGCGGGCGACGTCTTTTACGAAGCGGGCGAACGGGCGGTGACGATGGCGCTGCGGCACGAGGTCGATGCGGTGATCGCCGTCTCCGCGATGTTTCTGCATCCCGACGTGGTGATTATGATGCGCCGCGCCGGACTGCGCGTGGTCGTCCTGTTCACCGAATCGCCCTATGACCTCGCGAGCGAGGTCGCCGTGGCCAAACTGGTGACCGGCTGCTGGACCAACGAATCGAGCGCCCTGCCCAACTTCCGCGCGGTCAATTCGCACGCGGGGTTCCTGCCGTGCGCGTGGCATCCCGAGATCCACACGCCCGAGCCGCAAGCGCTTGATGCCACCGTCGATGCCCACGACGTCGTTTTTGTCGGGTCGGGCTGGGCCGACCGCGTGGCGTGGTTCGAACGCCAGGACTGGACCGGCATCGATCTCGGGCTCTACGGCCACTGGCCCACGGTCGGGCGCCGTCACCGATTGGCGCGCTACGTCCGCCATGGCGCGGTCGATAACGCGCGCACCGCGGCGCTGTATCGGCGCGCGACACTGGGGCTCAACCTCTATCGAGACACGGGCGGCGCGCCGGCCGAATGTCTGAACCCTCGGGCCTACGAACTGGCGGCGTGCGGTGTGGTGCACTTCAGTTCCCCGCGCGCCGAAGTGACCGCGCGCTTCGGTGACTTGGTGCCCATCGTGCCGGACGGGATCGCCAGCGGCCTCATTCGCGACTGGCTTGCAGATGCAGACCGGCGGGCCGCGGTTCGCGCGGCCTTGCCAGCGACGGTATCGGACGCGTCGTGGATTCTCCGCGCGCGCACGGTGATCGGCGATTTACAAACCCTGCTGCGGGCCACCGCCGCAGCGTAGGAGAAACGACGATGCTTCACCACGGTAAGAACGGCGCCATCTACGCTTCGACGTCGGCCGCGGGCGCGGCCGCCTTGGTCGCGCACATCTCCGATTTCACCCTCGACATGGTGCAAAACACCGTCGAAACCACGTCGATGGGTGACACCAACAAAACCTATGTCACCGGCCTGAAGGACGTTAAAGGCACGCTGACCGGGTTCTGGGACGACACCGACGATACGTTGTTCGATGCGGCGGATTCGATTGACGGCATCGTGCTCGCGCTCTACCCGTCCGTGGTGGTGCCGGGCAAGTGCTTCAGCGGTCCGGCGTGGCTCGACGTCTCGATCAAAACCGGCGTGGCCGCGGCGGTGACGCTCTCCGGCAACTTCGTCGCGAACGGATCGTGGAAGCGGACCTAACGTGGACTTTGCACACCACGTCGTCATCTCCGGCGAGACAGGGCTCATTCGGTACGAACACGTGGTCTGCGCGCGGTTGGGCGCGTGGACCGTCGAGGACGGCGTCCTGTCCGCCGTCATTCTCGAAGTCGTCAACGCGTGGTGGCTGTCGCAGCCCGCCAACACGTTTCAGTTCGTGATTCCGCGGCCGAATGGTCGAACCATCGAACGCGGCATCACGGGGTTGCAGATCGCGGGCAGCGCGCTCGGAGCGCAACTGATCCCGAAAGTGAGGCCGACCAATGCCACGCATGTATCGCCCTGAAACGGTGCGCCTGTCGCTGTCCGATGACGGCTGGATTCTGATCAAAAAGCGGCTGACCGCGGGCGAAACGCGGCACATCTTCGCCCGCATGGTCAAAAAACTCGAGCCAGGCAAGCCGCCAGAAATTGATCCCGAGCAGGCGGGCCTCGCCAACGTCGTGGAATATCTGGTCGATTGGAACATCACCGACCCCGAGGGACGCCCGATTCCGATTCGCGATCAGAGTCCGGAATTTATCGCGTCGGCCTTGAACGAACTAGACTCGCTGGCCTACACCGAAATTCAGGAAGCGATCAGCACGCACATTGCGGCGATGGATGCCGCCCTGGCCGAAGAAAAAAAAATCCGGACTGGCGCGCGCGAATCGTCAGCGACCTCCACATCTGCCGCCTGATGCACTGGACGTTGCCGGACCTGCTCGACGTGCCGGTCGAAGTGTACGAAGTGTTGGTCGATGACCTGAACACCCAGCCGCCGCGGTGACTCTATGCCGACCATGAACGCGCGGTTCAACGCTGATTTCACCTCCTTCTCGGCCGCGGTCGCGCAGGCGGATGTCGAGTTACGCGGGTTCGACGCGAACATCGGCGACGTCAGCAAAAGCCTGTCGAAGATGGTCGATGACTTCGGCGGGCGCCAACTGATCGAACAAGCGACCCTGATGGCCGATGCCGTCGCCAAGATCGGCGGCGCCAGCCAACTGACCGACGAACAACTCGCGCGCATCAACGCCACCGTCAGTGAGGCGTCGGACAAGATCGCGCGGCTGGGCGGCGAAGCGCCGCAGTCCTTCCAAGACATCACCGACGCGGCGAAACGGCTGGACGATCAGGACAAATCCACCGGCACGTCGTTCACCGAACTGGTGTCGAGTTTCGTCAGCGCTCAAGCGATCATCGGCGCGCTGACGACGGCGTGGCACACGCTGATCGGGTTCATGGAGGATTCGATCACCGCGGCCAATGACGAAACCGCGGCGCAAAACAAACTCAATGCGGCGCTGACGGCGCAAGGCACGTTCGTGCCCAGCGTCACCAAGGCGTACGAGGACTACGCCAAAAGCCTGCAACAGACGACGACCTATTCGGCGGTGACGATTACCCAGACCGAAGCGATGCTCGCGCTGGTGGGCGGCGTGATGCCGCTCGACATGGAACACGCGCTGCACGCGACGACCGATCTGGCGGCGGGCCTCGGCGTCGATCTGAAAACCGCGACCGAAATGGTATCGCGCGCGGCCGAAGGCAACATCCCCGTCTTGAGTCGGCACGGGGTCGAACTGGATAAGACGCGCGCGGCGGCCGAAGGCTTTGGCTATGTGCTCGATCAGATCGACGCCAAGTTCGGCGGACAGGCGGCGACCGCGGCGCAGACCTACGCCGGGCGGCTGGCGCAACTGTCGAACGCATGGGGCGACGTCGAATCGGCGGTCGGCAAGATCATCACCCAGAACGGCACCGTGCTGAAAGCGGTGTCGCTGGTCACCGAAGCGCTGAACAAATACACCACCGATCTCGATTTCAACCGGCAGACGAA